ATGTTAGCTTCATCTAGTTATCCGTTAGGGCTATCAGCTACAAACTGGGCTATATTCTTTATTTACCAAAATTTTTTCGCCTTTGCAACGTACAAATCGTAAAACAGCAAAACCATTTATCATTATAGGCTGTTCTATTACTTCAAAGCCTATGTAATCTAACCATTGTAATGTCTTTGCATGGTCAGCAGGTACTACATTTTCTAGTTGATAATACTTATTTTGAAAGTAATCTACTACTGGCACACACCATTTAAGAAACTTTCTTTGTATTTTATGTATATCATATGTGCCTAATGCCCATATTTTACCTATCATATTATCAATTATAGGATTACAACCAAAGATAAATGCAGGTTGTCCATCAATCATAACAGTAAAAGATTCTCCATTAGGTTCACGGATACCTGCCATCAAAGCACGAAAAGGTGTTGCACCATGTATCATGCACTCACGAACATCTGCATCTCTCATATTATTTTGAAGATAATTTAAATGTTTTATATGTGATTTGATGATAGGGTATCCATCATAGATACCCTCGCCATTAAAGTGTCTTGAAGCCATTAGTTACTTCTTGTACATATGCCTTATCTCTTCTTGCAGGATCATAGTATCTAGGATCTCGCATCTTTGCCATCAGATCTTCTATAGTTTGTTTAGCAGGAGCAGTAGCCTGATTATTTGGCTGTGCTTGTTGCATTGATCTTTGTATAAGTTCTAATGCTTTTATACCTTCTGCACTTGTGCCAAGTTCAGCAACAGCATCTCTTAGATCTTCAGGAAAAAACTTATTAACAAATAACTGTGTAGCTTCCACTCTTGCATTTGCATTATCACCTAAATCTTTTTTTACTTGCTCTAGATCAGGTTGATTACTACCAGTATGTTCTGCCCATTTAGCTATACCTTCATTAAACTCTTCTTGTGATAGACCATTATCCCAAGAATAATCTGCCCACCATTTAAGTAATGGATTAGTTGCCGCTTCACCTTCATCAAGTATCTCAGGTATCTGATAGTCACCTGCACTAGCAGGTCTATTAGCATAGGCTTCTGTTTCAAGTTCTTGTAAGACTTCACTCTTAACATCTTCTTTGCTTTTGCCAAGTTTAGATGCAAGTTCATCATATGACTTTTGTAAGTCCTCTCCAGTTTCAAACTTTTCATTTAGCCAAGTTGGTCTAGTTGGTTCAGCTACAGATTCATTAGTAGTTGGAGGACTAACTTCTGTTGGGGTTTCTGTAGCTGATTCTGTTGGTGTTACTTGCTCTTCACTCATTTCTTTATCCTTTGTGCATGGTTGATTCTTTTAACTATTAAAGCCACTAAGTATCGTTGCCCTTCCAAATGTCTAAGTTCTGCATCTGAAATGTTAGCACCACTAACTGCTTCAATAGTTATTGACTTTAAATACTGTAACATCTCCAAACCATTTGGAGTTTTAAATACTGATTCTATAACTTTGGAAATTTGTTCGTCTTGTTCTTTGGGTCTAGGGTATCCGTCAACCCCCAAGTGCTGAGGCATTAGGTAGATCTCCTTGTTGTTGCATCTGTTGTACTTGCTGTGCCATCTGTACTAACTGCCTTCTTTCATCTGCATCTCTAATTAAATTATCAGGCACACCAAACTTTTTAGCAAGATACAGTGCAGTTTCTTCTGATGAAATAAGTATATTTAATATTTCAGGACCGAATGAACCTGCGACAGTTTGTAGAAAACGATTAAGAGAAACAATATCTTGATTGCTCTGTGCTTGTGCTAGGGGAGAAACACTACGAATTTTAACTTCTCTACCATTGACTGTCGGTATTTCTATCCGACCCTGCTTCTGTAATATGTAGACAACTCTTTGTAATAATGGTTGCACCATCTCAGATTGCAGTCTACCAAAAGCTGATCCTATCTTTCTTGATAGATCTGCCATACGTTCTGCAACCTCTGTAGCTGATGCAGGTGTTCTATTTGGATCACCTAACATATCATTATACAAAGCTCTCTTTATATTATTCCTCATATCATTTAAAACTAAATTAGCTACATCAAAAGAACCTGCGGCTCTAATAGGTTGCAAACCTTGTGAGTTTGGTGCTTTTGGAATGACTGTGCCAGGGACTAAGTTTACTGTGTCAACATTAATCACACCATCATCATCTATCTGATAGATGCCTGATATAGCCATCTGTGCATTTTCTAAAATCATTTCTATAGTAAGATTACAAGTCTTGATTGCACTAAGTGCATTTAATGCAGGTTCTCTACCATATATCTCACCACTAGCTTTGCTCCATCTAAAAGCTATAAATGGATTTGATCCTACACCTTTATATATCTCAGACATAATCATTACTTTATCTGAAACATCTATAATATAATAACCATATTTTTCTTCATTAGGATCATCATATAGTCTACAAGATACTTCTAATATTTTTGATTTACCTTCAGGTTCTCTAGTAATTCTTTCTGCTATTTGTGGTGTAAATACTGCATTAGGATATGCTACTGGCATATCTTCATTCTTAATAGATCTTTCTCTGTATATATGATCTATCTTACCATCAGGTCCACTATCTAAAACTACATGAGGTAATGGTATAGATTGAAACCTAATAGGATTTACAGCATCACCTTCCATAACACATATAACAGCAGTTCCTAGTGCCAAGTCTATAAAGCATTCATGTATCTCTTGTGCAAAATTTGATGTCTGTAATATCTCAAATACATAATCTGTAACACCATCTAATGCATTATTTATATCATCTCTTTCTTCTTCAGGTACTTCCTGACCAGTAACAAAGTCTGCCCATCTAGCAAAGTTAGGTGTCAATCCTGATTGTAATCTTGAAGCAAATTCTTGCACCCCAACAACTGCTGTTTCATCTAAGATTCTATCATCTCGTCTTTCACCAATCGTAACAGTTTTAAAACCCTGACGTTGTGGCAAAGTAAACTCAAAAATTTCATCATAAATATCTTCAAAGTGTAGCCTATGAGATTTAGACTTCTCATAGTTTTGAAGTAATTTTTCTACAGTTTTTTCGTGCATTACATATCGTATTCGTTATAGAAACCTATGCCACCACCTGAGCCTCGTAGCAATGATCTTCTACCAGTACCCTTTCTTTTTGCTGTTATATTTTCTTCAAGAACATCTTGTCTAGCATCTGCTCTCTTTTGAGTTTCTACTTCTTGGACAGCCTCTCGTTCCATTTTTTCTTCCTTCTCCTCTACTGTTGGAGGAGGAGGTGAAGGTCTACCACCACCTAAACACATAGCATCTCCTTTACATTCTTGCCCATAATCCTTGCCTTCTTTGAGGTTTTGCTCTGCGACTAAAGACATCATAATCTACTCTAGCATTAAATGTTTCTATCTTTTTATTCATGCCTAGTACCTGCCTTCCCTCACCTGAACCCAACATCAAATACTGTAAAGCATCATGGATATGTGAGTATCTATCTTTAAGAGGTTTATCTTCATATCGTTCTCCTGACACCTGAAGTCTACGATATTGATAACCTCCCTCAAATCCTTTTACCAATTCTTTGCACCTAAAGTCAATCAAAATCCCTGATAAGCCATCTACCATTCTATTTAAGACAGATGCCACAGACTCTATTCGTAACGCAACATCATTACTTTGCGTAGGTCTAGCAGTCAATCCTGCACCTCGCAATATCTGAAAAGGTGTAGATTCATCTGTTTGAGATCTAAAATCACCTGCTGGATCACCATATATGTAAACCTCACAGTTTGCATACCGTGTTGCTATTTCTGCACGAAGTAACTCTGCAAACCTAACAACTCCCATATCAAAAGCTACAATCTCTTGTAGTATATTCCATCTACCTCTAACCTTTTGACCAAAGACTGCCGCAGGTGTAAGACCAAAGTCTAATCCAATATATAATGGCACACCATCTGCAACTGGTATTTCTTCTTTTGCAACATGAGTATCAGCCACAAACATATTATAAACTGGCTTACCATCTTGGATACTGCCAAGTCTATTCATAACATAAACATCTATCCAAGACTTTGTTTTACCTTGAACCAAGTTAGGATAGTATGACTCTAATATATTTTTAGTGTTCTCTGCTTTATCATTAGGCAAGTACCCATTAACAACACCATCTTCATCTTTCTCTTCAATCATACCACTAGGCTGTGTAAAGAATCTCCAGTTATCAGGCTTTATTAACATACGACTTTCTTCTAAAGTTATATGATCTGGAACTGGTACTTCACCTGACATAATAGACCACCAGTGATCTTCTTCAGGACTATTAGTATCACAGATAACACCTGACCAAGATGCACCACCATCTTTAACACTAGGGTATCTGCCAACTCTCATAGTACAAGCATCAATAATAGACTTAGGTATTTCTCTAGCCTCATTAATCCACACACCAGTAAGTTCTAATGATAATAATTTTTTAACATCTTCAGGTCTATCAAGGGCAAGAAAGATAACTTCCATCTCAAGATCACCTGCTGATATATTATGAGTATATGGCACAGACCAAGCAAACTTTCCCCAATCTTCTTCAGGAAACCAATCAAGCCAAGTCTTAATAGTTGTAGTTCTAAGTTGTGGATTAGTATTTCTTATAATCGCCCATCTGCTTTTTCTCTTACCTGACTTATCAGGTTCTTGTAATAAAGCTCTTCTAAATATTTCTATACTACAAGCAACGGACTTGCCACTACCAACTGGACCTCTGATGCCACGAAAAAAAGTATTATCTTTCATAAAAGACTTTAAGACTTCACCATCAGGTTTATATTTAAACGTTATCAATGTTTGTATTAACTCCGATTCTTAAAAGGGTGTCAACAGTTTCAGGACCTATGACAGCTATAACTTTATCAGCTTCCCTATCAGTACAGAATTGTTCAGGGTGATGTTTCAGATGTACTCTTTTAACAACCTCACGGAGTATTCTTCTCTCTTCAATTTTTAATGTATGTAAAAATGACATTAGAATGGAATCCCATCATCTTCATTATCTAATTCTATTTGTTTTAAATATTTTTTATAAGCATCTATAACTAAATGCCTTCTTTGTGGATCTTTTAAAAATTCATCAAATTCATTAGAAGTTAAAATATCTGACATATAAGATTTAAATCCAGTATCTTGATTAGCAGCAACTAAAATGCTTTTTTGTTTTTTTACAATTTTCTTTTTACCTGCTGTATTTTTTTTAGGTATTGCCATTTAACTTCTCCTTGAGTCTACGAGTAGCTTCTGTATTTTTTCGTTTTTCTTGCAATCGCTTTTGGCTGTTTAGATACTTGTTTACCTCTTCTAGTTGCCTCTCGCTTTTTAGCCGAAGAGGCGGCATATTCACTGGCAGAAAGAGCCTTAATCGCTTTCTCAGGTAGATAACGTTCACCAGTAGCTTTTGGTCCTTGTGTACTAGGTTTACCTGATTTGGTTCTCCATTTCTGTCTTGTCCATGCACGAAGAGATCTCTGTGATTTAGATAGTGCCATTATGCCTGAGCCTTTCGTATTTTATTTTTACCTCTTTTAAAAATATTTACAACTGCTCTTTTCTTCATAACCTTTGCTCGTTGTTCTCCAACAGTAAGGATCTGTATCTTTCTAGCAAAAGGTTTCCTAACTCTCATAACTTTTCTAACAGTAGCACGAGCATCAGCAGGGGTGGCAAATTTTATAGACACAGTATCTTTTGGGTTCTCGTCTGTATAAAGTCTGCGACCAGTACCCTTTGGTTTCTTACCAGTTCCTACTTTAGGGTCTGCCATTTTTATTTAACTTTCTTAACTTACCAATTTTTCTAGTAAGTACTCTAGCAAAAGCATTAGCCGATTTATCATCTTTAAACTTTATAAAATCTTTTCTTTTCATAGCTTCATCATATGCTTGATCTTTAAAGTTCTTAAGTTCACCATTAACCATTCTTATTCTTGGAAACAACATACCATCTACTGTTTCAGTCTGTACTGTTTCTTGTCTAGCAGTCATTTTAGTCTTGGGATTTAATGCTCTTTTTAACCAAGCAGGTTTATTTTTCAAAGCATCAACTGCATCAGGTGGTCCTTGCTTTCCATTAAGTAAAGATTTTTTACTCATTACCTTCCAACTTTTTTCTGTGCTTTCTTATGACTAGCTGTAAACGACATACCTGCCATCATGTCCTTTCGCATACTAGCCATGTGCTTGGCAGTATGATGTTTGCTATGTTTTTTAAGAGCTTCTTTCTGTCGAGTAGTAAGTGCCTTCTTCATCTATAGCCTCCACCTTTTGCTTTGTATTGTTTGGCTAACATCTGTGCCTTACGAGCAGACCACTGTCCTGCCTTGCCACCTTTCGTACCTGCCTTGATCCTATTAAACAATGCTTTCCTCATAGTGGGTTTGGTATAGTTACCTGCCTCGTTGACTCTACTCTTTGCCATTATTTTTTCTTTTTAGCTTTCATAATTTTTTGCTGAAGCTGTTTTGGTAAGGTCTTTTGTTTCTTGGTAAGACCACCACCATTAGCTTTCTTCTTCATAGGGGATTTCTTCATTGAGTGATAGGGCATAGCTTTCTCCTTTGCTGATTTTATTTGTACGAACTCATGCTCGTTTCTTCTTTGCCTTATTTCGTTTAGTAATCGCTCTAGCTTTTGCACGAGCATCTGCTTTACTCGAAGCACCCCATGCACGAAGCGATAATAATAATCTAGTAGGTTTACCTTTAGCATCTCTTTCAGGTCCTTTCATGTTTCCCATTCTAGCTAAGAAACTTGCTCGTCTGGGATTGTCACCACTCTTTACTGGTGCTTTTAATGTGCCACCAGTTTGCTTTTTATAACTGGCACGACCCCTAGCATTTAGTCCACCTTTAGGATTCTGTCCTTCTTTTCTTTGCCATGCAGGTGTCTTAGCCATATCGAACCTTTTCAGCTATTAATGTTTGTAAGACTGGTGTTGTAGAGTAGACCTCTTACTTTTTGACCCCCTACCCCCTATGGTCTTACATAGCGTACCTAAATCTACATCTATTATTGTTACACTACCAATCATGTCAAGTCTATACTTACTTGGATTGTACCAGCGACTAAGTTCATACTCTTCTCGATAGGCTTGTACCCTGCCCTATCTAGTATATCCTTACTGGCTTCAAGTTGAACGTACTCACTCTTAGCAGTTTGACTTAGCTCTAGCATCTTATTCGAGGCTTTCGTAGCATTCAATCCAATACTTTCTCTAACCCTTTGTTGCATATACTCTTGGATATGAGGCAGTCGCAAAGTCTTACTGGCTGTCACTCTTCCTGATTCCCCTTTGGCATATCCTGCGATTTCACTAGCCTTTTTTACACTGCAACCATTTGCTACTATCGTATCAACCAGTAACTTTTGCTTTTTCGTAATTCGTAGCTTATCTAACAAGAGATCCCCCCTTACCCCCCTTTTATGAACGAGTCCAAAACACTTGTCAAGGGTATCTGCTAACCCCTTGATTCTATTAGAATACTCTACTTGTTAGACAAGTAGCAAACTATAATCTTTTAAAAAAGATTAACCAAAACTTTCCACTATATGTCCATCTTGCGTGATGCCATGCCTAGTCGCCAAAAGCAAGAGTT